GATGCTGTTATTGAAACTGTTGTTTTCTTTGCTGAGGGCGCATATAGGTGTTTTGATGAAGGTTCTTTTAATCCTTTATTGTATAACACCTCAGCCATGGCCAAGACCGAAAAACGATATGTCGAGATGCTCTCCTTGTGGGAGTATGCTCGTAATGGTAATTTAAGTCGATTTGCTTCTATTTCTGAATCCGAGTTTGATGCTAATTTAGCAAAACTCGTACGGGATTTGGAGGAGATGTACAAACAGGCTTCACCAGGCATCGAGAAAAAGGTCTTGTGTGATCGTTGGCGTGAAATGGCCAAGATTCAGACAGAGTTTGAATCTTCCCGTGTGCGTGGAGGATTACGAATGGCACCTTATTGTTTCAAAGTTTTTGGTGAGTCTTCTGTAGGCAAATCCACATTTACCGATGTGGTTATGTCTACTATTTTGAAGGCAAACAAATTCCCTTCTGGTGATGATTACATTATCACACTAAATCCTGATGATAAACATATGTCCAACATATGATCCTATGTCACCGGTATCAAAATCGATGACTATGGTAATTCTAAATTGGACTTTGTAGACATAGCTCCATCCGACTGGTTGGTTCAACTATGTAACAATATCAAGCGTTATGCTATCATGGCAGACCTCGCCAATAAAGGCAAGGTCTCTCTTGAACCAGCGTGCGTTTCGATTACTACAAATGTTGAGGATTTATTGGCTCACCAAGTTTCGAACGAACCTATCTCTATTGGTAGACGTGCTCATGTGCATGTCGATATCAAAGTGAAAGAGGAATTTCGTTTAGTGAACGAAGAAGGACAACTCACTCATATGTTAGATCCGAATAAAGTGTTTGAGCGTTACGGAGAATCCACAGAAATTCAAGATCTGTGGCTCGTCACCGTGCGTCTCATGCGCGTTATTCCTTCACAAATGCAAGGTAAACGTGTACCTCCCACATTTGAATTTGAAAATTTGGAAGGCATGACAAATGTCTCCATTTTTAAATTCTTGGAGTATGCGTTAATCAAGTCCAAGAAGCATTTTGCTGTGCAAGATGCCTTGGTTAAACAGCAAACAAATTTGACAGATAAAATACCGTGGTGTAAAAACTGCAATCAACCCTCTCAAGTTTGCAAATGTACTCCTACACTTACATCTGGAACTGATTCACAGACACCATTTGAACCTCATTTTGGTATTCAATTGGCACATACTATGAAAAAGTATACAGACAAGTGGAGTCTTACTGCTGAACGTAAAACTAGATTCTTTGCATCAAACATTGAAGATATTACCAACAAGCAACTCATTAAAATGCTTAGTTGGTTTGAAACTTCGAAATTCGCTGTGTGGACAAACTATGTGCCCGATGAATTGATTGAAAATTCATGGATGCGCGGATTAGTTATGTTCTTTAATGAAGATATCATCAACGTACGGATTAAGGAAGCAGTTCGCAATTATTGGGCTGCTACTGGTCTTGTTGTGGGCTTCATCGCAATGTTCTCTATTGCACTGGCTGTTATCACATGCTTATTCATGAGTTTGGCTTTTCTATCATACTATGCTACAATCGTAGAAAGTGTGAAGGAGGCTTATTACTCAGAAGTAAAAAGGCGTCGTGATATTATGCCTGACTTGTTTGTAGAGGTTCGTGAGAACCATCTCAAATATGTTTGTGGAGCAATAGCTGGATTTTCAGTCATTTGGGGAGTTGTTAAAACTGTCCAGGCTTTTCGAGCAATGACCACCATTCAGGGGGTTTTGCAACCGAAGAGTGTTGCCGAAATCAAGCAAAGAGAATCAGAGCCGAATGTTTGGTTACCAGATACGAATACTGTGAAAAAAGTATCTGGAATTTTTCCGCATGACATCGAACACTACAGCAGTATTGCCCGGAAGAGTTTGTGGTACTTCAGTTATGAAGTTGCAGATAAAATCAGATTTTGTGACGCATTTATGGTGCGAACACATATCTTGATGATACCTTTCCACATGATTCCGGAAATCAATACTAAAGTAACCATTAAGAAGCGTGGTCAATCTATAAGTTTTATCATTGATCCGAAGAGCATTTATCGCCTTCCGAACACTGATTTCGCTTTGATTTACGTTTCCAATAGTGGTGACTGTCCGAATTTGTTGAACAATTTTGCCGATGAAATTTCTCCGAAGAGTGTCCCCTGTGTTAGCTATTATGTTAACGAGGAAGGGGAGATGACTTCTGATAATTTCTTGTGGCAACCAAATAACTGCGTGAGTAATGGATTGCACACGTTTCGAGGATCTTACTATTCAATGTCGAAACCCACCTTTGGTGGTCAATGTATG